GCATCTGCTCGTGCTGATGGCTGCTGTGAGCGTGGTAAAACTAAGGGGCGCTTTGTATAATGCCAAGTGTGTCTAGAAAGCAGCATAAATTAATGGAGGCGGTTGCTCATAATCCAGCATTCGCTAAGAAAGTAGGTATCCCTCGCTCTGTCGGTGAGGATTTTGTAAAAGCCGATAAGGGCAAAAAATTTAAAAAGGGTGGCGATATGAAAGAAACAATGGGTCCACGCAATATGTCTAAAGACGTAGAAGCTGGTTCAAACAAACATCGTAAATTTGGTCAATCTGATGTTCAAAAACGTGGTTTAACCCGTGGCATGAACTTAGGTGATACTGGTAAAACAGAGCCAATCGAATCTGAAAAGAACATGAAGTCTTATGAGGCTTCCATGAAAAAAGGCGGCAAGGTTAAAAAGATGGCTGCTGGTGGCGTAACTAAGTTTCCAGTGGAAGCTGGTGAAATGGCTGTATCCAAGAAAGGCAATCGTCCTCATGGAGAACATCCAGACCAATTAAAAGGTCACACCCGTGCAATGATGCCTAAGATGTCTGGCAACGATATTGGTACTGGTTCACCTGTTAATACCAAGAAAAAAGGCGGTACAGTTAAGAAGATGGCTTCTGGCGGTACTGCATCATCTCGTGCAGATGGTATCGCACAACGTGGTAAAACCCGTGGTAAATATTGTTAATAAAGGAAATACTATGAAAATCGACCATCCACCAATCTCTAAAGATATGCAAGCTGAAGAGCATATGATTCACCCAGACCACATGGAAAAACACCATGGCGGCGACGGTCACGCTCAACATCACGAGCATTACAAGGCTCACTCTGCTGGTCACAAATTGCACCACGAACATGTAGAAGCAATGTGCTACGGCGGAATGGCTAAGGGCAAAAAGAAATGATGCCAAGCCGTGGAATGGGTGATATTAACCCTTCCAAAATGCCAAAGAAGAAAATTATCGAGCGCACAGATAATCCTGATGCTGTAGATATGTACGCAACTGGCGGTGAATTAAAAGAAGTACCAGAAGACAATGTAGGTCTTTCTAAACTGCCAGAAGATGTAAGAAACAAAATGGGCTACATGAAAGATGGCGGAGAAGTTTGGAATAAGCCACGTCCAAAAGGATTAGGCGCACCCAAAAAAATGTCCCCTGAAAAGAAAGCTAAAGCCAAAGCAATGGCTAAAGCGGCTGGCAGACCATACCCTAATTTAGTTGATAACATGAGAGCAGCGAGGAAAAAATGAGTTTATTACAACACTTTGCAGATGAAGCAGAACACGTATTGGATATTGTTAAAAAATCTATTAAACATGAGGTTCAATCTTTTGGTGCTGCACATCCAACCACAGAAGCTTTATTAAAGACCTTAGAAGCCCATTTAGAGCCAACTCCTGTAGTTCAAGCAGTTCCTGTAGAATCAACCCCAGAAACTCCTACACAAGCGAGTTAAAAATGGCAACTAAAAATTGGATAGCTGGTGCAATCAAAAAGCCCGGAGCTTTACGCAAAGAATTAGGCGTCAAAGAAGGCAAAACTATTCCTGCCAAAAAACTAGCTGCAGCTGCAAAGAAACCCGGCACGTTGGGTAAGCGGGCTAGATTGGCGGAAACCCTTAAAGGTCTCAAGAAGAAATAATGGCATATACCAGTGGTAACTCTTCCTTTAACCTTGACCTTACCGAGCTTGTAGAAGAAGCGTTCGAAAGATGTGGCTCGCAATTACGCACTGGATATGATTTAAAAACCGCCAAGCGGTCTATTAATCTTTTAACCATTGAGTGGGCTAACCGTGGTATCAACTTTTGGACAGTTGAGGAAATCTCCATTCCATTAGTTTATGGTCAAGCACTATATCCAGTTGGGGCAGACACCATTGATATTTTAGATTTGGTTACTAGAACCAATAATGCAAGCGCATCTAATCAGCAAGATATCAATTTAAACCGTATTTCAGAGTCTACTTACTCTACCATCCCTAATAAATTGACATACGGACGCCCAATTCAAGTTTGGTATAACCGTCAAACTGGTAACTCTAATATTTATACGGGCGTCACTTTAGCGGCTTCATTGACCCCAACAGCGACTACAATTACCCTTAGCTCTACATTTGAAATGCGCTCAACTGGATTTATCCAGATTGACAATGAAATCATTGGATATGTCAATATTTCAGGTAATCAACTATTAAACTGCTATCGTGGTCAATATAATACTGTAGCGGCGTCTCATAGCGTCGGAGCGCCTATTTATGACCAGCAATTACCATCTTTGGCAGTATGGCCCACCCCAGATAACGGGACGACCTATACGCTCGTTTATTGGCGTATGAGACGTGTTCAAGACTCGGGAACTGGTACTTATGTCCAAGATATTCCATTTAGATGGATTAACTGTTTGGTTGCTGGATTGTCTTATTATCTCTCTATGAAGATTCCGGGAATGGACATTCAGCGCGCTATGGGTTTAAAGCAAGAATATATGACACAGCTCGAACAAGCTATGGAAGAAGATAGAGAGGATGTGTCTATTAGATTTGTGCCACGCAATCTGTTTTATGCGAGGTAAGTAATGCCAACACGGTATGCTTCAGCTAAACACTCAATAGCCGAATGTGACCGTTGCGGTCAACGTTTTAAGTTAGTGCAATTAAAAAAACTAACCATTAAAACAAAGTTGGTAAGTATTAAGGTATGTCCAGAGTGTTGGGACCCAGACCATCCTCAATTAAGATTGGGTATGTATCCGGTGAATGACCCTCAGGCGGTAAGAGAACCAAGACCAGATATTAGCTATTATGCGTCTGGAGTAAATGGTTTACAGATACAACAGGGCGGAAACACTTCTGTTACAGAAGCTGGATATCCTGAAGGCGGCAGTAGAGTATTTCAGTGGGGCTATGCTCCCGTTGGAGGCTCTAGTGGTTTTGATAGAAACCTAACTCCTAATTATTTGGTTGGGAAAGGTAATATTAATTCAGTAACAATAACAGTAACTTAGGAGTTAAAAATGGCAAAGATGGAATCAAAAAAAGCAGATATGAAACAAGATAAAGCTATGGCTGATAAAGAAATTAAAAAAGCTATGAAGCAGCACGATGCTCAAGAGCATAAAGGTGAACACACCAAGCTCAAGCTTAAAAAGGGCGGCATGGACGTTAAGAAAATGGCTAAGGGTGGTGTAACTCAAGCTAACTTGCGTAGCATGGGTCGTAATATGGCACGTGTAGTAAACCAGAAGTCTTCTTCAAGAGGTCGTTAATATGGCAATCGCAAAAAATGTAAAGCCAACCACCAAAGATAGTTCTCGTATGGTGACTGGTAGAAACCCTGATAATAAGCCAGCTAGTGCATATGCAGCCCCACATACTATGTCAGATAAAGCCGTAGACTATAAAAAGGCTATTAGCTTTGAAATGTATGGCAATAAAGGCTCTAAAATTGCTGGTGATAAGAATTCTAAAGACCCAGTAGATAATGTTTCTATCGGCGCTAATACCGTAGAAAATCAAAATGGCGAATTAGAAACCCGTGGTAATGGTGCGGCTACTAAAGGTCGTATTGCTAGAGGACCGATGGCGTAATGAATTACGAGACCCTGTTTAACAATATACAGACATACGCTCAAACTAACGAGCCTACGTTTGTTGCCAATATTCCGTTCTTTGTTGAGCAGGCTGAAACTCGCATTTACAACTCGGTTCAAATTCCATCATTACGCAAAAACGTAACAGGAAACTTAAGTTCAGGCAACCAGTATTTAACTTTGCCGTTTGACTGGTTAGCCACTTATTCTGTTGCAGTAATTGATGGTTCAGGAAACTATACTTATTTAATTAATAAAGATGTCAACTTTATTCGTGAAGCGTATCCCAACAATGGCTCGACTAGTTGGAGCTTACCTAAGTACTACGCTATTTTTGGCAGTTCTACTCTTAATGTTAATGAGTTAACCGCAATCGTTGGACCAACTCCTGATAGTTCATACAACGTAGAATTACATTATTTTTACTATCCTGTATCCATTGTTCAGGGCGTTATTGCTACATTAAATGGAAGCTTTAATGCAGGAAGCCTATATAGCGCAGGACTATATCAAAATATTCCAATGACTGGTGGCTCTGGTTCGGGCGCAACATGTGATATTTTGGTAAATGGCAGTGGCAACGTAGCAACTGTCACCTTGCAAAATGGCGGTAGTTTTTATCAGGCTGGAGATGTATTGAGTGTAGCTACATCTAATATTGGTGGCTCAGGCTCAGGATTCTCTATTAGCGTAGCGACTGTCAATAACGCACAAGGTCAAAGCTGGCTTGGTGATAACTATGACCCAGTACTGTTCTATGGCGCTATGCGTGAAGCAATGCTTTTCCAAAAGCAAGAACAAGATATTGTTAAGTATTACGAAGATAAATTCCAAGAAGCCCTTGCTGAAATGAAACGTCTTGGTGATGGTCTGGAGCGTGGTGATGCTTACAGAGATGGTCAGACTAAACTTAAGGTTAATACTTAATGCCTATCGTTCAAGGTCAAACCACTTTATTTAAAGCTAACATTTTGTCAGGTTTGGAGAACTTTGCCGTCGGTACACCTTATACCTATAAAATTGCTTTATATAATGCAAACGCTAATTTAAATAATACGACCATTGCTTATACTTCAGATAATGAAGTTACAGGGGGCGGATATACCGCTGGCGGTCAGGTTTTAACTATTTCCAATCCACCTACGCAAGATACAGCAAATAACACTGCTTTTATCTCATTTAACAACGTAACTTGGACTGGAAGTATTACCGCACGGGGGGCGCTAGTTTATAATAGCACCACGGGAGCGGCTTGTTTTATATTGAATTTTGGTAATGATATTACTAGTTCAAATACATTTACCGTTACTTTCCCAACGGCAACATCAACCTCAGCAGTACTGACAATTAGTTAAGGAGTTTTACATGGAAAAATCGAATATTGGAGACATCAGTACCGCTGCGGTAACTCGTGGTGCTGGCTCTGAAGAGTTCTTGGGAATCCAAGGATATTATGACGTTAAATGCTATGACAAAGATGGCAATCTCAAGTGGGAAGATAAAGCTCCTAACTTGGTGACTGCCGTTGGTAAAGCAGCATTGTTTGATTATTATTTTGGTGCAACTGGTACTGGTGGCGGCACTGCTTCTGGCGCTAACTATCTTGGATTGGTAGGCAGTGCTTCTGCAACTGCTAACTATGTACAGTCTGACACAATTTCTAGCCATACTGGTTGGATTGAAGTAGGTGGTACAAACGCTCCTGCTTATACTGGTAACCGCCAAGCCCCTAGCTGGTCTGCTGCAACCAATAACGGTTCAGCATCTCCAAGCAACGTAGTTTCTAAAGCTGCTTCTGCTTTGACTTTCTCTATGACAAGTTCAGGCACAGTATTTGGTTGCTTTATTAACTCTGGCGCATCTGCTTCTGCTACCAAAGATTCTACTGTTGGTATTTTGTATTCTGCTGGTAACTTTACTGGCGGTAGCAAAATTGTAGCCAACGGAGACAGTTTGGCAGTTTCCTATACTACCACTGCCACAAGTTAGGAGCCTTAAATGGCTTTACAGCTTGGCGATAGAATACAGCAAACTGCGACAGCCAACACCACCGTAAGCTTTAGTCTTACAGGAACGGTGCTTGGCTTTCAGGCTTTCTCGTCTGCAATAACCACGGGAAATACAACCTATTACGCTGCTACTGATACGTCTGGCAATTGGGAAACTGGAATTGGTACACTTACCTCTACTACGCTATTAACCCGCACTACAATCTTATCGTCTTCTAACTCAGGGTCGGCAGTCACTTTTAGCGGTACAGTAAACGTTTTTGTAACTTATCCATCGGAAAAATCAGTTAATCAAGACGCCAATAATCTAGTAGCCATACCATACAATGGCGCTAGTTCCACCATTGGTTCTCTAAACGTGGGCGGCAGCACAGGTTCTGCTGATACTGGGTATATTGCTACTTTTGTAGGAAATTCTACTACTTACGCTTATACATTTACTCAAAATACTAATTCTGGAAACACAGCGTATGCATCGCACACCATAGGTAACAATGCCTATGGTTCTACTGGCGCTTACATTGATGTGGGTGTAAACAGTACAACATATAATGCTACTGCGGCTGGTTACCCAATTAATAGTCTTTCTTTACCAAATACGACCTTTATTGAATCCACTAATGGGGATATAGCAATTGGTTCATGGGGCGCTAACGCAGTTCACTTTGTAGTTAATGGAACCACGGCTACCCAAGATGCACTGACAATTAGTTCTGCTGGAAACGTCACCACTCCTAACGTTTTAACTGGCGCAGAAGTGGTAGCAAGCAATGGTTTAATGGTTAATAGCAACACAGTTTCAGCTAGTTATTCAATACCAAGCGGTTCTTCAGCAACTTCTGCTGGACCAATGACGGTTGCAAGTGGAGTTTCCGTAACAATTTCTAGCGGCTCTCGTTGGGTAGTTCTGTAATGTTTGGATATGCTGCCTTTGCTCAACCCACATTCGCTGGATTAGGCAGTAATCTATTTGCGGTCTCTATTGCAGAGGCTATCACTTTTGCAGATACTCAAAGTGCAGTAGTAAGTTTTATATCATCCATAACAGAAGGTTTAAACGCTGCTGATGCGCAGACAGTAACAGCAGCTTTTGCGGGAGCAGTATCCGAAAATAGCGGATTTGCAGATATCCCAAGTGCGGTAGCAAGTTTTGTTAGTTCTATTACAGAGGGAACGATTACAGAAACTGACATAGATTCTGTTATTGCCACGTTTAACGCTGCGATTACAGAAGCTATTTTGACAGAAACAGATGTTGAGTCTGTTATAACTACTTTCTCTGCGGCTATTTCTGAAGCTATTTCTTACGCAGATAAACCCACTACAACCGCTGCATTTGTTACCGCCATATCTGAAAATATTGTTTATGCAGACCCAGTGGCGGCAGCAGCAGCTTTTGTTACCGCCATTACAGAAACATTAAGCCCAGCAGATGCAGAGTCAGTGATTGCTAACTTTGTATCAAGCATTACTGAAGGTACTATTACTGAGGCAGATATTGATATTGGTTCAAGCGTTTACTACAGGGCTATTTCAGAAGGTTTAAGCGCTGGCGATTCTGCTACAGCTATTCAAATCTTTAATGCCACGATTTCTGAATCTTTAGCTCTAGCTGATGCTATCACCGCTTTAAGAACGGCTAACGGTAGCGTTTATGAAGCAATTACCACTTTAGATGGACTAATTGCGGGTGGATGGTTTAAAATAGACGATAGTCAAACCCTGTCGTGGGCTGCTATTTCCAATACCCAAGGAAGTGGCTGGAC